TTAAAAACAACAGTGAAGTCTTAGATGCCAAGAAAGGCTCAACAGCCGGCAGAGCATCTGGACGATCTGGAACCATCTCTGAAACATCTGCTCCACAAGGATCTTTACTTGGCGGCGGTACGGCATCTATTGGATCTAAAACATTGTTAGGACAATAATGAAGAATCAAACAAAACGTCAACAACTAGATTATATTCAAAAACAATTAGAGCTAGATAGAACATCGTTTCTAAGTCATTGGCAGGAGCTGGCTGATTATGTAGCTCCTCGTCGTGAGCGTATTAACATCACAGATACAAATCGTGGCGACAAGAGAAATCAAAATATCATTGATTCGACCGCAACTATTGCCATGAGAACTTTAAGATCAGGCATGATGAGTGGAGTAACAAGTCCAGCTCGTCCTTGGTTTAGAGTTTCAATGGCAGACCCAGAAGTGAGCGAGTTGGGAAACGTCAAGCGCTGGCTAGACACTGTTGGAAACCGCATGAGCACGTATTTCTTAAGATCAAATCTATACAATGTTCTTCCTATTATATATGGAGACATGGGTTTATTTGGAACTGGATGTATGTACATCGAAGAAGATTTTGAGGGTGGAGCGTTTAAGTTTCAGCCATACCAAATTGGATCTTACTCTGTAGCTCAGAATTCAGATTTAAAAGTAGATACATTTTTTAGAACATTTAAAATGACATCTCGTCAGATGATTCAAAAGTTTGGCCTAAAGAATCCTAACAAGCCAAAAGATATTGATTGGTCTGTTTTCTCGGCGCAGATAAAAGATGATTACGATAATAATAAATTAGAAACTCAATATGATATCTGTCATATGATTAGACCTAATCCTGATTACAAGCCAGGATCTGTTAATCCTAAGTTTAAAAAATATTCAAGTGATTATTACGAACAAGGTACTGGTCAGTGGACATCTCAACAGGTTGATAGATTCTTGCGTGAATCTGGATATGACTATTTCCCAATTCTTACTCCTCGTTGGGAGATTAATGGTGAAGATGTCTACGGGACCTCATGTCCCGGAATGGAAGCATTAGGAGATGTTAAACAATTACAAGTAGGTGAAAAAAGATCCCTACAAGCTGTTGATAAAATGGTTAACCCTCCGCTAATTGCTCCAACATCTATGCGCAACGCAAAGGTATCTCTCACTCCTGGAGATATTACATATAACGACTCCAGAGATGGAGATCGTGGATTTAAAACAGTTTATGATATTCAGTTTAGAATTATGGAGCTTGAACAAAAGCAAGCACAAGTAAGATCTCGCATCCAGAGAACCTTCTTTGAAGATCTATTCTTGATGTTAGCATCTAGTGATCGTCGTCAGATTACAGCGCGTGAGATTGACGAGCGTCATGAAGAGAAATTATTAGCATTGGGTCCAGTTTTAGAACAGTTAAATCAAGATTTACTTGATCCATTGATTGATATCTGTTTTGAAATAATGAACAAACAAGGTTTATTCCCTCCTCCTCCGCAGGAAATTGCTGGAAGTGAAATGAAAATCGAATACATTTCAATTATGGCTCAGGCTCAGAAAATGATTGGTCTATCTAGCATTGATAGATTCAGTGGATTCGTCAGCCAGGCTGCACAGTTTGATCCTACTGTTTTAGATAAAGTAAATTCTGATGAATTAATTGATTCTTATGCTGACTTAACTTCTGTACCTTCTAAAATTGTTAGAACAGATGACGAGGTTGCAGGAATAAGATCTAATCGCCAACAACAACAACAGCAAATGCAGCAAGCTGAGCTGGGAAAAACACAAGCCGAAACAGCTGCTAAATTATCACAAGCTAAAACAAGTGATGACAGTATATTATCGCAATTAATAGGTGGATAGTCGTGAATAAAGAGATAGAGAGAGCGTTATTATTTATATTACAAACAGAGCAAGGTCGATTGTACCTTGCAGAACTATTAGATTTCTGCGGTCTTTATAAAGGATCATTCACTGGAAATAGTGAAACGTATTATAAAGAAGGCATGAGAAACGTAGGGCTTAAGATCATGGCTGATATGGCTAAAGTTGATCCAAATTCCTACATTAATATGATGATTGAAACTAAAAACAGAAAAGAACGAAAAGAAAAGGAGAAATAGATGTCTGAATCAACGCAAGTTACACCTGAAATTGAAACAGTACAACCCGTTGTCTCTGAGATTCCAGCGGAAGAAGTTTTATACAAGGATGTTGAAACTAAACCAGAAGTAGTCCCAGAACAACCAAAGCCTGAAGTTGTCGAACCTGTAACACCTGAAGTACCACCGGTAAAAGAAGAAACTCCAGCTCCGGCTGCAGTGGAAGATTTTAAATTGGAAGTGTCTAAGGATTCCGGATTGACTGAGAATGACGCATTAGAAGTAACAGCTCTTGCAAAAGAAGCTGGTCTATCTAAAGAAGTTGCTCAGAAATTACTGGATAACAGATCCGCGCAACTGAAGAACATGTACGAAAATCAAAAAGCCGAATATGCAGTGAAGATGAATGAGTGGAAAAAAGAATTAGAAAATGATCCTGAGATTGGTGGAGTGAATTTCAAAACATCAATTTTACAAGCGAACATTATTCTTGATAAATTTGCCAGCCCAAAACTACGTAAGGATTTAGACTCTACAGGTCTAGGAAATCATCCTGAATTAGTAAGATTTATTGCAAGATTAGGAAAAGAGTTTTCTACTAATGATACTATGGTCAAAGGCGGCAACTCGTTTGCAGCTCCGGCTAGAAGTATTGAAGATATTATGTACCCTGACAAAAATTAATTAACAAAAACCTTTAACTATTGTCCCATAACTAGGGACCTAGGAGAAAAAAATGGCTACAATTGGAACAAAGAATAACTTATTAGACATCGCGAAACGATTAGATCCAGATGGTAAGATCGCAAAAATCGTTGAATTATTATCACAAACAAATGGTATCGTAGAAGATATTCCATTTAAAGAAGCAAATGAAATGACTTCGCATTTAACTACAGTGCGCACTGGATTACCAGCGGTTTACTGGCGTTTACTTAATGCGGGTGTTCAACCTTCTAAATCAACAACTGCTCAAATCAAAGAGGGCATTGGTATGTTGGAAGCTTGGTCAGTATGTGATGTTAAGTTGGCTGAATTATCTGGTAACGAAAAAGGCTACCGTTTATCTGAAGCAACTGCATTCTTAGAAGCTATGAATCAAGAAGCTGCTCAAACTATTATCTACGGAAATTCATCTACAGCCCCAGAAGAGTTTAATGGATTAGCAATTCGTTATTCTTCTACGGCAGCGGCAAATGGTCAGAACATCATTAAAGCTGGCGGCGCAGGATCTGACAATGCATCAATCTACTTGGTGTGCTGGGGCGAGCAAACTGTTCATGGTATCTACCCTAAAGGATCTAAAGCTGGTATCGACCATAAAGATCTTGGTGTGCAAGTTGAGCAAAATGCTAATGGTGTTACAGGCGCTCAAATGGAAGTATACAAAGAGAAGTTCAATTGGAACATGGGTATCGCATTAAAAGACTGGAGATATGTTGTACGTATTTGTAATATCGACGTATCTGATTTAGCTACGGGTTCTGCGGCTGATATCACAGGTCTTATGATCCGTGCTATTCACCGTATTCCGAATCTTAATATGGGAAAACCAGTATTCTACATGAATAGAACTGCGTTCCAATACTTAGATTTACAACGTCGCACAGCTGTAACTGCTGGTGGTCAATTGGATTACTCGGTAGTAGATGGAAAAGCTATCTACATGTTCCGTGGTATCCCAGTTAAGATCGTAGACGCATTATTAGAAACAGAGGCCGCAGTAGCTTAATTGCTACTGTTCCCTTAACCATTAACAATAAATATACAGGAGTATAAAATGATTTTAGATCAAGATTTAGCATTCTCTCAAGCTCAAACAATTCCGACAGGAGCAACCACAGCCTCTACTAACTTAGTAGATTTACAAGCTGTACGCGACATCGGAGTAGGCGAAGACATGGAGCTTGTAGTAGTTATTACTACAGCTTTAGTTGGCGCAGGAACTGTTGCAGTTATCATCCAAACAGATGACAATGCGGCATTCTCTTCTCCAGTAACAGCTCAAACAATCGGTACATTTGCAGCGGCATCTGCAGCAGGAACTAAAATGTCTGCTAAGATTCAGCCAAATGCTATCGTTGAGCGTTACATGCGTGTAGCCTACACATCTGGTGTTTTAACTGGCGGCGCTGCATCTGCTTACTTAACTCACGGAGTTGACAACGTTCGTTATTACGCTGATGCTCTTACAATTACTGGCTAATAGGAGGCATTATGTTAGTGGAAGCAACAAGAACTGGATTCTTTGGTAATAAACGCATTAAAGAAGGACAGCAGTTTGAGATCCGTGACTTGAAAATCGAATCGAAAGATAAAGATGGGAAAGTCACTTCAAAGATTTTAACTGTAAAAGAACAATTCTCTAGTGCATGGATGCAAGAAGTTTCGCCTAAAGAAGCGAAGCTAAATCCTAAACCAAAAATAGCTCCAGCTCTTAACGATAACGAATCAGTTATCTAGACTTGGTGGGGGTGTAAAAGCCTCCATCATTTTATGAGGTTTGAATGAGTTACAATACGGAAGCTGCAAACTTAGCGTTATCTCATTTAGGAATTGGTAAAACAGTTTCTGATCTTGAGACAGAACAATCAGCAGAAGCTAAGGTTGTTCGTGCTTTTTACAATATAGTTTTAAAAATGGTTTTGCGTGATTACCCGTGGCCCTTTGCTACGAAAATATCAACGCTTGGATTAATTGAAGAAGATCCAAATACTGAGTGGGGTTACTCGTACCAATACCCAAGCGACTGTGAATATGCTCGCAGAATATTAGGCGTCAGCAGAAACGAATCTAACGAAGAGCGAGTTCCTTATAAAATATTTAATAGCGAAACAGGTCGATTAATATATACAGACGTAGAAAATGCAGAGCTAGAATATACTATGACGATAGATGATTTCACTGTGATGCCAGCTGACTTTATAATGGCATTTAGTTTTAAATTAGCATATTACATTGCTCCACAAATCACGGCGGGAGATCCTATGAAAGTAGGAGAGCGTGCTCGTGTTAATTATGAATTAGAGTTAAGTAACGCCAAATCGGCTGCGTTTAATGAAGAGCAGCAGGATGTTCCGCCTGAATCGGAACTCGTTAGGATGAGAGTATGATAGATATGAGAATTTCAGAAATGGAAAAAAAGGATGCTTCAGAAGTGTCGGTTTTAAACGACTCTGCAAACTATCCTTATTCTTTAAGAATTTATTTAGGTCCTGAAGAAGTTAAAAAGCTTCAATTAAAAAATCCTCAAATCGGTCAAAAAATGCAACTAGAGGCGATGGTTGAAATTGTTGCCGTTTCAAATGAGAACACAAAAGGTGATGAGGATAAGATCTCAGTCACTATTCAAATACAAGAAATGTTGTTTGAATCTCCAGAAGAGGAAAAAGCTGAAGAAGTAATGTACGGAGATATGTAGTCATGTCTACAATAAGCCAAAGATCTTTTACAGGCGGTGAGATATCTCCGCACATGTACTCTCGAGTCGACTTTGCTAAGTATCAAACCTCTCTCAAAAAGTGTAAAAACTTTATTCCTTTAAAATACGGCGGCGTTGACAATAGACCTGGAACTAAATTTATCAACGAAATGGCCGACTCTGACTCAGATTCTCGTTTAATTCCATTTGTTGGCTCTGTAGCAAATACTGTTTTAGAATTTGTTTACGATGGGGCTAATACTAATATTAGGTTTTATGAAGATGATGCTATTGTTTTAAATGCAACAACCTTTGCCATATTAAATATGACAGGAACATCTACCATAACCATTACTCATGGTGGAGCATTTCCAACATCTAACCCTTTTAGAATATCTGGACTAACTGGAGCGCTTGGAGTTGAGCTTAACGGTCGAGATTTTATATCTACATTTGTAGATGCGACCCATGTTACATTAAAGAATTTAGATGGAACCAATGCCACCAAAACAAATTCATATGCATCTGGAGGCACGGCCAGCACTCATTATATGTTAAACGTGGGAGATTGTCCTATTAGTAGGATGAAATACGCTCAGTCTGGCGATACAATAGTTTTTACATCTCAAGATTTTACTACATTTTATTTAAAAAGAGTTGCAGCAGATAATTGGACATATGAAACTAGTGCGTTTTCAATATTTAACTCAGCAGGGTCTGCCACTACGATTACCATAACACAAGGCGGAGTAGCTGGTACCACAACATATAGATATGCCGTTGCTCCTGTTTACGGCGGAGTTATTGGTCCTGTAATTAAAGACTCAACGCCTGGTTCTGATAGTTATGGATCTACCACATTAGGTAATGCTACATTAACGGTGGCAAATTATAATCAGATAGCTGTCGGCTCCACGTCTGGATCATATGACTATTACAACATATATAAACAAAACGATGCTAGAATCTATGGTCTAATTGGACAAACTACAGGATCAACATTTAGAGATATTGGCTTTACTCCAGATGCCGCCAATACGTTCCCTGATGAAAATTTTAATATTCAAACAGCCGGAGCGGTTGGTTTTGTTCAACAGCGTTTATTTT